TAAATGCCTTCTGAAAATATTGCTTGAGTGCCAAAAAGAATGTTAGCTTCTCCACTAGTAATTTTAGACATAAGGGGTTCTCTTTCTTCATGGGGTATTTCACCCGTAATACATATAGCTTTATCTCCTGCAAGTTCAGTACATGTGCGTAAAAACTGTACACGGTCACTTACTACTAATACTTTATGTCCAATTTTTGCATAATAAGCAGCTAACATAGATACACTATGTAAATACTCTTCATCATAAGAAAGTGCCGTTACTTTATTTGCCCAAGGAGTTTTCATTCCATCCATAAATCGTATATCTGAATGATAGATATGAATAGTTGGAGACATATAATTCTCCTTTGGGGGTTTAATTATATTACTTCCAAAATAATCTCTAAAGACTACATGTTTTCCATCTTTTCTTTCAATAGTGCCTGATAAGCCTATCTTATATCTTGCATAATTTGAGTCAATAACTTTGGAAAAAGTTGGACTACTTACATGATGCATCTCGTCTAAAATAATAGTTCCAAATTCTTTACGCACCTTCGGAATATTACGGTATAAACTTTGAGTGTTTCCAATTACGATAGGAGCATCTATTTTGAACTTACCACTACCTATAACACCTGGCGTAATTTCAAATACTTTTTCTACTTCTTTAGCCCATTGGTTTCTTAATGGAACTGTGTGTACAATAACAAGCGTCTTTTGTCCTAATTTTCCTGCGATTGCCAACCCCGTAAAAGTCTTTCCCCAACTTACCCAAGCGTTTATTATACAACTGTCTTCAACTTCATCAAAAACCTCTTGTTGGCTTGGTCGTAAATCGAGCTTAAATTCTGGAAAGTCTTGTAATGCCTTAATACGCTTATCAATTATTTCATACCCTTCTGGGATTAAATCCGTTCTTCCCACAGGTATGCTAACTAATCCACCTTTAATCCTGGCCATGTTCTTTATTACGATAGGCGGATCTTTTGGATTATATGAAGCTATAGTATATGTAAGTTCTTTACTTAAAACTTCCTTATATTCATCCGTTGCTTCTAAATAGATACGATTACTTATTACTGCTTTCATACTTTCCTCTTTGTATCTTTTAGCTTTTCTTCAGAATATTCATATAAAAACCAAGGAAGTTCCTTAAGGTGTATTATCCCCGCCCAGGTCATTCCACTATAAGGGGGTCGTGGAATAAGAAAAGGAAAATTAACTCCTACTACCCACAATACTGAAGCAACTTCTTTTCTTTCTATTTTACGAATTTTATAGTATTTTAATTTACACCATATAGTTTTTTCATATATAAAAGGAACTCCTTTTGTGTCAATAAAAGTAGTAGCTCTTTGTTTTATTATACCAGTAAGGTTTAATATAGATTTTCTTAGTGGAAGTACTTCTTCATGGGGTGTTTGCGCCCTTCTTACCCCTAAAGTACTTCCTTTCATATTTGTATCATCAACTATTTGATTGTCTATAAATAATAGACCGTCAGAAAAGCTCCAATTGTCGTTCGGTAGAAGGAAAACTGGAAAGGTTACGTGTTGAACGTCCTTGTAAGTATAAATCATCAAATGTCTCATAAGTTGTATACAATTTAATATCTTCTGCTCCTCCTGCGTCTAATAAACTACAAAGACTATAAATATCTGCCTCAGGTGGGCAAGTTACTTTAAATTCTGTGTCTTTCAGGTTAAAAACTATAATTTTTAACATCATTAATATGCTTTTTCAAACTTACCCATAGAATAATCGTCCCCAATTTCAAAATCACACCCAATAGGAGCCCCAGGAATTATTAGTCCTCTATCTAATTGTATCCAATATTGTAGTTTTTCAGAATAATGTTCAATTTCATCTTCCGGTACTTCTGCAAGAATGGAGTCGTGTACAAGCGCAAAAATTCGGGATTTCATATCATTAGCTTGTATATAATGATGCATGTCTATAGCTCCCAATAAGTTAATATCGCTAGCAGCAGACTGGACCAGAAAATTAAGACCAGAACGAATGCTATGACTCTTGATGCCCGCGTCTGAAGATTTGACATTTGGTAACCTCCTCTTTCTACCAAAAAAACTGTATATAAATCCATTTTGTTCAATATATCTATGATTTTTATCTATCCATTTATTTAATGCGTGAAATGTTTTAAAGTAGTCTTCAATTACTTCTTTAGCTTCTTGAGGACTAAAATACTTTCCTGAGTCTTTAGTTACTTGTTCACTAATTTTTTTTGGCCCCGCACCATACATAATTCCAAAAGTAACTGCTTTGGCTGCCTGTCTTCTATCTTTATACAAGTGCTCCACTTCTTTAATGGTACAGGGTAGTTTAAATACTGTTTTAGCAATTGCACTATGGAAGTTTTCACCTGAACGAAATGCTTTTATTAATGCCTTATCTTCAGATAAAACTGCCGCAACATATACCTCTGCTGTGGTTAAATCCATTGCAACTATCTTATGTCCCGGAGCTGCCATAATACATCCTTTCACAGCGGGGTTGTCACGGGGTAGCTGTTGCATATTCAGTTTACCACTAGAACTAAGACGACCACTAGTGGTACTATGTAAATTAAAACTAGTACGAAGTCTATTATCCCTATCTAATTGTGGTATAATTTTATCCAAATAAGTATTCTTAATCTTAGATCGCTGACGTATTTCCAAAATAAGTTTGGGAACATTTGATTGTTCAGCAAGTTGTTCTAATACTTCGGCATCTGTTGAATTCGCTCCAGTTCCTGTCTTTTTACCCGTGGGCGGTAATCCTAGAGTATCAAATAATAAGCTACGAAGTTGCACAGTAGAAGCAGGATTGAAGTCTTTACCGTTAATCTCTTCCCACTCTCTTATAGCGGAATTTTTATAAAGTGCTGCAATAGCTTTATCGATGTTTTCCTGCATTACACTTTGTGCAAGACGTAACCTTTCGTTATTAAAAGGCACCCCGTTCTCTTGTGTATCAATTAGAAACCGAGTACCAGGAATAAGTATTTCATCATATACTTTTTTCAGCTTTGGATTTTCTTTTATCTTTTTAAGTTTCTCAAAAAGAATATAAGTACAAAGAGCATCCATAGCTGCATAAGGCTTCATTACGTCAAAAGGAATACAGCCCCAATCAAAATCATTTTTTAGAATGCCGTGCTCTTTTCTATAATTGTCCATCCACTCGTACATTGGCTTTTCATAATCACCATAGGGAGTGAACTTAATTGCAAGAGCTTTCAGCCCGTGCGTTCCAGGGTTCTCATTTATAAGATAACTAAGTAACATAGTATCTTCAAATTTAGGGAACTTAAAGTTAAAATGATACTCAAAGAAAGCTATATCAAACTTTGCGTTATGAAATACTATAGTTTTCTTACTAAAAAGTTGTTGAAGTAATGTTTCAGTTTCTTCAGTAAAGCACTCAATATCAATATATGCTGCTCTTTTACCATCAAAACATATCGATATTCCTTGCATATATCCATCACGCGGATATAATCCAGTTGTTTCAGAGTCAACAGCAACAAATTCGCCCTCATGGGCAATAGCTTCTTTTATAAAATTATTACATTCTGCCGTGTCTTGGATACCGAAAGCAATACTTTCATCAATAACTACTTCTTCGATTTCACCTTTAATGTACTTAATAATATTGTCTTTTGAAGACTCCCAGGTTTTACGTGCTTCAGGCTTAAATCTAAGCATTGAAGGGTTAATAACAGGCAAGAATTTTTTATCTACTCTTGAGCCAGAAGACTCTGTTACAGATGTAGTACCTTTCACAAAGTACTTCAAAGCTTCACTACCTATTAAAATTATCCACTCATAATCATTAGTATCAATACTAATATCACAATCTTTTTTTAATACTTTTTTAATACTAGAATCTGAACAAAGCTGATATTGATCGAAATCAAACGCTCCTTCAAACTCTTTATTATAATCTGTTCTACTAGTTGTTTTCTCTACTATAGCTACTTTAGCCATATAATTTCTCTTTTAATTTATCTATCGAAGGTTGTGTGAGTGCGCCTGGGTCTGTATTTTTAAAGTATATATTCTGCGTTATAAGACCTACTTTCTCACATGTGGTTGTTAAAGCTTCTACAGCTTTCTGACCTGCTTCATCTCCATCAAAGAAAATGTTTATATTTTCAATTCCTTGTGCTCGAAGCAAGGCAAGCTTTGTCTCACTATAATTTTTAGTTCCAAAGCAACATACTGTATTTGTAAGCCCTTTATCGTGTAAGTTTATCATATCAAAAATTCCTTCCACAAGTATAATAGAACCTTTTATAGTTTTTACTACAGGGAAGAAAGGAAGTTTAATACCTGGAGGCGTAAACTTATACTTAGGTCTTCCATCTGCGGTATGTCTTCCTTGAAATGCAACTATTTTATCAGAAATATCTCTAATAGGAAAGTTAATTCTTCCTATATAATCTATTCCTGAATGTTGGAATGCTTCAAATTTTTTATACGTTTCAGGTTTAATATTTCTCCAGTTACCTATATAAGGTAAAGAATTTTGAGGAAAAGACAAGCCAACACTTTCTGAGCGTTTTTGTATAATTTTTGTCTTAAAAAGTATTCTCCGTTGTTGTAAATAGTTTGCCTTTTCCCCAAAATGGTGAAACAGATTACCTTTATACTCACATGAAAAACAGTTAAATATTCCAGTAATTTGATGAACTCTCATACTAGGATTTTTATCTTCATGATGAGGGTTTAAACATCGAATTACAAAATCATTCCCTTTAGGAATAAAATAAATATCTCTGTCTCTGAGTAAAGTTTCTACATCCATTGGTTTTTTTCCACATATATATTTCTTTATACACCTATATTATACTTGAATAAGCTATAAATGTCAAGATATATTTTTAAATATCGTCTATTTCTTCTCCAGTTTTTAAATCGTTTTCCCCTGCTTCTTTTGGATTAAGAGCAGTATCGGGTCCTATTTTCAAAGTATTCCAATCCATTGTAGAAGTAAAAGAACGCATAGCGGCAGACCTCATTTTTACACAATTAAAAGTAATACAATTATCTTCTTGTGTCCAAGGTTCCATACTATAAGCAGCATCGGCCGCATCCAATATTCCCTTAGCAAATCTAGCCTCGCCGCTAGCGTCAGTTTGGTATGGTGAAAATATAGGGGTTTCATATTCTTGTGCCATACTTTTTAGTGCCTTACTAACCTCTATCTGCTCTGTCCAATCATACTGTCCGCCTCTAGAGGGCATCACAGAACGTTTTACCTGGTTAATGTAGTCAACGATAACGACTCCTACATCCATTTTGCCCTTGACTTTTTTATCAAGTTCAGCTCGTATCTTAGAAATAGTCAAAGAAGGGTCATAAACTACATCCAACTGTTGGGTTGGGAGAAGCTCACAAGTTGTTTTTAGTCTATTATGAAGTTTATCAAAATCTCGATGATTTCGGTACTCCTCAAGGTCTTCTTGACTGTTTCGATATCTACCAGCCCACCAGGTTGCTACTCTCTCCCATTCAGATATACTGAGTTTTTTATTCTTTATTTTATTAATAGAGATACCAGTAGCTATTGCACAACATCGTTGCAGTATTTGACGACTATCCATTTCAATAGTGAAATAAATAGCTGACTTACCAGAGTTGTACACAGTGTTAGCTATATTAGCACAGGTGATAGATTTCCCCGCCCCTCGGCGGCCACCAACTAAAATCAAAT